GATATTTCAGATCCAGAGACAGGTACAGATATCGTGTTGACGTACACTGTCCCGGGCACACCGGGCTCATTCCCTAAGTCACAGATTAAGCCTCGCCGCCGTCCCTCCGTTTTATGCGATGAGTCTGTGGCTGACTGTCAAGAACTGGTAGATTCAGTTCCCGACATCGCAGGCATCTTCAATAGACTTAGTTCTGAAGAAGTTCAAACGCTCTTGGATGATAGCTTTTCATCTGAGAGTTCAGCCGAGAATCGGTCATCTGAATCGCAACGATATAATACAAATGATTCAGTCCAGTCAGCGTTTGATAAACTTATGGCAGAGTAATCGTTTTTAACGATTGTGTGTGTCTGTCGCTTCGGCCCCGGCGAATAATAAGTAGGGGCCCTTTTTCATATAACTATAGGAGACAAAAGATATGAGAATCATGTTGCTACCACTAATGCTTATGGCATGTGGCGATAAAACAGAAGATTCAGCAGCCGCTGAGACCGCAGTAGAAGAACAGGAGCAAGCAGCTTCTGAAGAGCAAGCACAACAATCTGAAGAAGATCCTTCAGAACAAGCCGAATAAACATTTAAAGGAGTATATTTATGGGTGAGGTATTGAAAATGAAAGCAGGTAAAATCGATCTAGACGCCATGAGAAAAGGCATCAATAAAAGGACTGGGCTAAACGTAGCTCATGATCTTTCCCAAGGAAGTCCCACTATTGTAAAAGAGTGGATTCCAACCGGATCTCGATGGCTAGATTCGATCACCTGTAGAGGCAAGCGAGCAGGTATTCCTGTTGGCAAAATTACTGAGATTGCTGGACTATCAGCATCAGGCAAGTCCTTTATGGCTGCTTTGATTTCAGCCAATGCTCAGAAGATGGGTCACACTGTTGTGTACTTTGATGCTGAGTCAGCCCTAGACGACACCTTTTTAGCAAAGGCAGGTTGCGATGTGGAGAACATGATTTATGTTCAAGCCATTAGTGTGGAGAAGGTTCTAAGTGAAATTGAGAATCTTATGGACGAATATCCAGACACGCAATTCTTGTTTATTTGGGATAGTATCGCTGCTACGGCTAGTGAAAAGGATATTGAGGGTGACTTCAATCCCCAATCTAGCATGGCAGTTAAGCCGAGGATTTTCTCAAAAGCATTTCCAAAGCTGACTATTCCGCTTGCTAATAACCAATGCACTCTTGTGCTTATCAATCAGTTGAAGACTAATATCACATCAAACGTTGCCGAAGCGATGACCACACCTTGGATCGCTCCCGGTGGCAAGGCGATTGAATATTTTTGTTCACAGCGTATCTGGCTTACGAAGCGTAAAGCTAAGGCTGGGTATGTAAATAATGATAAGGGTCTACGCATTGGTTCCGAAGTCAAGGTGAAGATTGAAAAATCCCGCTTTGGCACCGAAGGCAGAACCTGCGCCTTCAAGATCATTTGGGGGTCCGACGTTGGTATTCAGGATGAAGAGAGTTGGTTTGAAGCCATTAGGCTCTCTGGTACTGATAAGATGTCACGGACTGGAGCGTGGTATACTATTGTCGATCGACAAGGGAAAGCCCATAAGTTTCAGTCTGTCAAATGGTTAGAAAAACTTCAAGACGAAGACTTTAGACTGGCCGTGTTCGATATCATGGACGAAGAAATTATTCAAAAATTCGACACGACACAAGAGGAGATCGATCTTCAAGAAGAATAAAAAAAAACTCGGACCAAATGTTTTTCCCCCGTTAGCGACCAAAAGCTCTCGGGGGTTTTTTTTACTTTCCATTTGACAGGCGACCCAAAACATGTTATATTATAGAAGACGGAGGACATTATGTACAGGGATACATCAAATCAATCAGGAGATCGTAGCGAGATTACGGTCTATCTTGATTTAATTAAGAAAGGATGGATTGTTAATACACCATCATCAAGAGACGCAGTCTATGACCTTGTTGTTGACAGAGGCGATCACTTTGAAACCGTGCAGGTGAAAACAATGTGCGGCAACTCTATTGCAAAGGTAATAGACCGCTCTGGAGAGCGAGTAAGTCACAATGGCAAGACAAGAAACTCTTTAGACTATGCTGCACACGGCATCCACTGGCTTGCAGGTGTATCAAAGGCAGGAGAAGTCTATTATTACAAGCTGGAAACATACAAAGACATACCATCAAAGTCTTTCAGTGTAAACAAGTGGCAGCAAGATGGCTTCCCCTCAAACACAGTATCAAAACGACACACCAAGGGGGCTAAATGACCGAAAAGAGATTGCTTATCATTGACGGCCTCAATATGTTTCTTAGGTCATACATTATCAACCCCACTATGGACCCAAAAGGTATAGCCATAGGCGGCTGTATTGGCTTTCTGAAGAGCCTTCAAAAGTGTGTAAGGGGGTATGAGCCTGATGAGATTATAATCGCTTGGGACGGCCATGGAGGCTCGCAAAAGAAGCGTTCCATGAATAAGAACTACAAGGAAGGAAGAAAACCTCTGAGGTTCAACCGTAGAATGATTCAACTTGATGAGAAAGAACAGTTAAAGAACAAGGCATACCAGCAAGTACGCACAATGCAGTATGTAAATGAGTTACCAGTTGTTCAAATCATCATAGATTATGTCGAGGCAGATGATGTTATATCATACGTCACGCAACATGAAAAATATAAAGATTACAACAAGCTGATTGTTTCAAGTGACAAAGACTTTTATCAGTTGGTGGATGAAAAAACTTCAATCTTCAGGCCGATCCAGAAAAAAGTTATTACTTTGCCAATCATCATGGAAGAGTTTCAAATCCACCCAAATAATTTTGCTCTTGCCAGAGCAATTTCTGGTGACCCCTCGGACAATCTCAAGGGAGTTCCGAGAGTAGGATTAAAAACTGTAAGCAAAAAGTTTCCCATCTTAGCAAACACTGAAAGTGTTGACTTGTCACAAGTGCTTGATGAGTGTCGCCAAGTAGGTAAACCCTTGCAGGTACACAAGAATATCTTATCGCATGAAGGTCTTATTGAAAACAATTACGACATTATGCAGCTATACAAACCAAACATAGCCAGAATCAACAAAGATATTATCGACTACTCAATCAACAACTTTGAGTTCGAATACAGTAGAATGAATTTCACTAAATTGCTGTTCACAGACGGCCTTGGATCGACAAATTTTTCTGATTTATACAGGATTTGTTCTTCCATTTCAAAGCAATGATTATAGTGCGTAAACTAATAAAATAACCATAAAAAAAACTTTTTTTTTAGGTTGACATTTGACCAAAACATGTTATATTTAACAATACAAACGGAGGAAAACATGGACAATAGGAAAGAGACATTTAACAGATACGGAAAGGATTTTCAAGAGAAACTTTGCAGACTTATGATCGAAGATCGCCCCTTCTGTGACCAAATGGAAGAGGTACTCGATATCGAGTTCTTTGAAAAAGCATACTTGCAGAAGTTCTGCTCGATTGTGATGAATTATCGACAAGAGTATGGAACCCATCCGACTTATGAATTGCTCGCCATGAAGATCAAAGGCGACTTGTCAACTGTTGACCCCGCCTTGGCTAAGAATGTCAGGGAGTTCTACGGCAGAGTTCTTGCTAACAAGAGTGAAGTCCGTGAAGCTGACTGGGTAAAAGATAAGGCGCTCGACTTCTGCAAGAAGCAGGTCTTGAAAAAAGCTATGCTTAAATCTGTTGGCCTATTGAAGTCCTCATCGTTTGACGAGATCCAAAAAGTTATTGAAGATGCACTCAAGCTTGGAACAGATAATAACTTTGGTCATGATTATTTGAAGGATTTCGAATCTAGGTTTCTAATTAAATCTAGAAACCCTATTTCCACTGGTTGGTCTAGGGTGGACAAAATCTGTCAAGGTGGTCTCGGCGCTTCCGAGCTTGGTGTGGTTATCGCACCAACTGGCGCTGGAAAGTCTATGGTCTTGGTGTCTTTAGGCGCTCAAGCAGTCGAGAATGGATTGACAGTAGTACATTACACATTGGAACTTGCAGAAAGTGTTGTGGGTTCAAGATACGATTCAAAAATTACCGGAGTTGACTTGCAAGACCTTCATGCAAATAAAGAAAAAATCAGAGATCACATTCAAGATATCGAGGGCAAGTTGATTATCAAGGAATATCCTACCAAATCAGCATCAACGAGAACGATTGCCTCTCACATTGAAAAACTAAAGAAAAGAGGAATACATCCAGATATGATTTTAGTAGACTATGCTGATCTGTTGCGTCCTGTTAGAAGCACAAGCGAAAAGCGTCATGACTTGGAGAACATTTACGAAGACCTGCGAGCAATCGCACAGGTTAATGAGTGCCCCG